ACATTGTTCGTCAAAAGGGCAAAACAAAGTATCTTGTAACTGGTGTAACTAGCGGATTGACCGCACAGTGCTATACAGCTAACGTAGCTAACACTGCCTTGTTACCAAATACCATGAGTGTTATCGGTACATATGCTAACGCTGCTACAGTTTACGTGCAGTCATTAAGCGATTATAACTCTGAGGTATTCCCTGCAACGGTAGCTGCTGGTGCATTATCTGGTGGTACTGTATACACTATCGAATCAGTTGGTACTACTGATTGGACAGCAGTAGGTGCATATGCTAACATGACAGGTATTACTTTCGTTGCTACAGGTGCTGGTTCTGGTACAGGTACCGCAGTTGTTTCAACTGTTGATCCTGATGTAGTAGGTACATTCAACACTGCTGAAGCTGCCAACACAGCAAACGGCCTGTTGAACCCAGTGATTGAAATCAACAAGGGGTAATGAATAATGGCCGGTCCAACATCCATGCCCCAACAGTTAAAACAAGCTGAAACAGATATTGCTGTTTTGCAAGTTAGGTTTACAAACCTGGATGAAAAGATCGCTGAAATTAAGGTAGATATTAATGAACTTAGAGATGATATCGAAACAGCGTCAGAAAAATCTACCTTACTTTTAAAAGAATTTCAAGCCGAAAACATTAAGGCTCATAAAGAAATGGCATCAAAAATTTCTAGTTTAGAAAAATGGAGATGGATGATTGCAGGTGCCGGTGTAGTAATCGGCGCACTTGGCTCTTTCTTGATGACTGTTCTGTTCTAATTAAAACGGCCCTTAATTGGGCCGTTTTTCTTTTAGCTGTTTTAATTTGTCTTGTACTAAATCAAAATTTATTGTAGAAAATAATCCTGGATGAAGTGGTTTAGGATATTGATCATTACCTACCCATGCAAATCCTATATGCTCATAGTTCAGAGTAGGTATAAATTCTTTTTCTACTTCACAATAAAAAGTATGATATGTAAAGTCATTGTTTACGAATTTTTGAATGGGTATTAGTTTATATCCAGTAATGTCTATATTCATTTCTTCTAGACATTCACGAGTCAACCCTTCTAAAAGAGTTTCATCTTTTTCAATGCCTCCGCCAGGCATACTCCAACTTGGATTTCGTGTGTCTGATCTAAGTAGATAAAGATATCTATCAGTTGACGAACTGTAAAAAAAGATACCTGCTGCTTGTTTCATAATTTAGATGACTACGCTCCAGTCCCCGGCCTCATACCAGCCGTCAACTGACTTCATCCAGGATCCATCTACAAATCTATATTGTACCCCGGTTGTTATATTAGTTACAAATTCTATATCTTCTGCTATCTGACTGTCAAACGCAACTTGCCATTCTCCTTCACTAGAGTTATATTGGATTATATCATTAGCTTTTGCAACTAAATTACCCCAAGCAACTGTCGTATTATTTTCTGAACCTATATCTTCTACTATTAAGTATCGTTTTCCGTTAATAGGTCCTGGTAAACCAGCGTTTGGTCCAGTTAACAATGGATTAATCACACTGTCAACTGGGTCTAATGTATTTTGTGGTAATGTATCTGGATCGATGTTGTATATAAGCAATCTATCATCAACTGGATCAGGAACAATAGTACCTACTATATCTGTTTCCATATATGGATTTTGTAACCATATTTGAGAAATTCCAGGTCTAACTGCTCCATACACATTTAATAAGCTTGACCAATACACACTTGTGTTGGGTGAATCTGGTAAATCTAAATTACTGTTAGGTGGATTAAATGTTTGATTAGCTGGTAATAATTGCAACGAGTTGCCTAATAATAATAATTTATAACCATAAGGAGTTATTTTCTGTCTCGTGCCTAATAGGATATCATCATTTTGAATATCATCCAATGCATTACCTTCATGTATAGATGTAATAATCTTTTGAATAACGCCCATCTTTTTAAGCTTTGCTGGCGCGCTAATCCAAATTGGTATAACAAACTTCCAAGTTAATATATCAATAGGATTACTAGTTCCTTGAGGAATTGATCTACTACTATAAGTGATTCCTTCTTGAGTAACAGTTGTTAATGATGTCCAGTCAATATAGTTATCAGTACTTTGAATTTCTAATGAGGGATTAAATAATACACCAAGTTGTTCTATTATTTCTTGTTTTTGTTGTGTATTAGTAGTCCAAATATCAACTGTTAATCTTAAAGTATAAGGAACTGGCATTAGTCTTTCTACTGTAAATGCTTGTCCTTGTGTAGTTTCATATGATTGACTGTCTTGATCATATGCGCGTTGGCGAACTGTTAACTTTTCTACAAAGTATGGTTCTTGCATTCTTTTTTGATCGTATTCAAACCCACTAATGTAATATGTAATCAACGGTGCTGATGGTAAGTTACTAGGACTATTGTTTGCAATGGCAGTAGCGGCTTGTCTACTTTGATCACCATACATAACAGGAACTCGCATGAGTATTAAATTTCCAGCCGGGTCCTTTCCTTTAGTAACTGTCCAGTTACTAAAGATTTTTCCAAATTGAATAAGAAATCTTCTTATCTGTCCACTGTAATGATAATCTGCCATAATGATATTTAACTTTTATCCATTGCTATTTTCTTTTTTTGCTGCTAATTTTACTCGATCACTTGGTTTTTCGATAAATATAATTGCTCCTGCATTTTGATCAACTGCTGCCAGTTGTATTTTTTCACTGGGATTTTTGATAAATCGAATTGCATATCCATTGTTCATAACAGCAGCTAGTTGTACTTGTTCACTAGGATTGCCGCTAATAACAGCAATGATATCTTCAATTATGTATGGGGACTTTTTAACCGCCGCTAGTTGTACTTCTTCACTGGGAAGACCGCCGATATCGGCAATGATATATCTAAGCGCATGTCCTCTTTCTTTAACCGCAGCTAGTTGTACTTGTTCACTGGGAACCCTGCCGATAGCGTTAATTATAAATCTTATCGCGGCTCCGTTATTTTTAACTGCTGCTAATTGTACTCTTTCACTTGGGTTTACGATATCTTGAATCGCTAATCCATTGTTCATAACAGCAGCTAGTTGTACTTGTTCACTAGGATTGCCGCTAATAACAGCAATGATATCTTCAATCATGTATGGGGACTTTTTAACCGCCGCTAGTTGTACTTCTTCACTGGGAAGACCGCCGATAGCGGCAATGATATATCTAAGCGCATGTCCGTCGTTTTTAACCGCAGCTAGTTGCACTCGTTCGCTTGGATTTTTAATATACCGAATTGCTGATCCATTTTCCTCGACTGCGACTAGTTGTACCTTTTCACTGGGATTACCACCGATACTGTCAATGATATATCTAATCATATTTCCATCTTGACTAATAGCAGCTAATTGTACTTCTTCGCTTGGGGTTTCGATATCTAGGATTGCTTTTGGATTTTTAATAACTGTTTTAATATTGGGATCTTTAGTTAATACTTTTGGTTTGCTAATTTTATTACTATCGGGATATATTCCTGGAGCTAGTTGTGCTAAAATCATATCTTTGGTTATTATTTTCTTGTTGGTATAGTTTACCCAATTTATAACTGTTTTTTTAAATCCAGGCACATCTGTGCCGTATACTCTATCTTCTGCTCCAAATACTATTTCTCTGGTGTTTAGTTCAATAAATGGTTTAATAGAAATGCGACCTACTGGATTTTTTATATCTATATCAGTAGTTTTTACCAAATAAGCTATTATGGTACCCTCTTTTACATCAACAGCAACGTAATGTCTATTAATTCCGTCGCGTAAGTTCATGCAACTAACCCAACCCCGGTCAGTGCTCATGCCGGCTATGTCATATGGATGCCTAGAAATAACTACCATGTATTCATCTTGGGCTTGTCTCGACTTATCATTGGCAAATTTTTGTTGTAAATCGGGTGGCAATAACTTACCTATTTTCATAATTCGTTTGCCATTTTTTTCTTTTGCTAATCCCGCTTTATAATCTTGTACTTCATAGCCCTTTTCAGAAAGGGTATTTTGTATTTCAACCGGTACATTAGCCACTTGTATAGGTGATTTTACCAATGGCAAATAAATTCTATAATGATTTCGATCTGTGTTAAATTTAGGATCATTAAATAAACTGGCAAATCTGGCTTTGTCCCATGACTTGACATACTGTCTATATTCACTTGGTTTAAGTGCCTCTATAATAAATTCTGTTGCTCTCATAAATTATTCCGGTGGTAGTATATCTGCAGGAGGCTTAAGTATTGTTGATAAAGCTTGTGATTCAGGAACTACTTCTCCTGTATTATTTAGATATATTTCTGCTCGATCATTAATGAATCCTGAGAGTAATGATTTATCTTCAAATGTGAATCCTGTTTCTGTTCTTACATTTTCAGAGATTCGTACCCATATTCTTCCGTCCCAGCGATATAGAATTTGCGGTAAGTAATCAATTCGTAAAAAGTAATCCCCGATCTGTGGATTTTGTGGGAACGAAATGCCAGCTCCTGTGGGAAATCCGTTAGGTGCAGTTCCATCACCAGTTAAGTATCCACTTGTGTAGCCGAAAGTTTGTGGTGTTGATCTAACAATAAATTGATATCTGGGATCACAATCTGCTCTAAAATCCATTACTTCAGTAATTTCATCTGTAAATCCTGGTTGTGTAGGATCTTGATCTGCTGTAGCATAAGTGTTATCTGCTGTTCCGTAAGGTCCAGTAACAACTCCCAATGATTTCACTGATAGAATCTTTGTGCCTTCAACTGATCCTGATCCTGAATCAGTTAGTTCAGGAGCCTCAACTATTACTTGCATACTGGCTTGAACAAACATATCTAGTTTGTCGATATCCATATCTGCGGTCATGTCCCAAATACTTTTTAGAGATTCTTTAGATACACGAATGCCAGTACTAGGCGTTTTATACTTAGGATTCCGCATTGATACTACTGACCCAGTCACTGGATTAGGAGGACCATTTAGATTAGCTATAACATTATAAGGAGGGGCGGGCTGTCTATAGTTAGAACTTAATTCCCCGTTTTGTTGATATGGCCCATAAGTCGGAACAATATAAAAGTCACCAGTATCATAACCTGCTTTAGGCACTAGTCGTTTTGCTTCTTCTAGTGCTGCGTTATTAATACTAATATTCTTGTTGTATGTGCTTAAAATATCTTTCAAGTCTTGTGCTGTATCTAGTTCCCAATATGCTGGATCAGGTGGAAGTTTGCCTATAGGCACTTCTTGCTTAGCAATATAATTTTTGTCACCGTAACTAATCACATACCCGGCTGGATAAACTTTATCAGGTTCCCAAATGCCCAAGTAATTGTCTTTATTAATGGGTTCATTAAGTATTTGTGAAAATTCTTGACTGTCAATAAGAGGCTCACACTTAATACGCCACAAGTGAGGATACCAAGTTTGTGAGAAACCTTCACTGGCATAGTTGGCGTCTGTTATCTGATAAAATCTTTTTAGCGCAGTTGGTATGGTTTCATTTAATGGGTTGTAGTCTAGCAAGTGCGGCAACTCTAACACATCACCTACCATTAGTTTTCTACCTATAATATCAATCATGTCATTATAATGAACAGTGATAAAGATAATATCATTGTTTAAAAATAAACCAAACTGTGATAAATCAAAATCCAAATTTTGAACGTTATAGGCTCCTCGTAACCTATAAATATTCGGGTCATATGCTCTATCTCTGTTCTCAAGAAACAATAAATCTTGTATATTAGTTGGATCTAACTTATCGTATTCAGGTTGGGTATAGTCAGTAGACGCGCCTTGATTAGCAGGGCCCAGATACTTGTGGATTAGTAAATCAGTCCCACCTACAGTTAGTTGTTCTGAAACTACTCTGTCAATGAACCGATAGTCGTTTTGTTTGTTTGATCTGTAAAGGCTGAGTTTCGGCAAGTTACTACTCCTTTTTTCCAAGTGAACATTGTTTATGCCATCTTCCGAACATGCCTATACTAACTTCCTTTTTACAACATAAGCAAGATACTAGCGTTTGCGAAGGATGAACTCCTTTATGTAACATTAAAATGTTAGCATTTTTCTTTTCAGGAAGGGTATGGTATATAACCATACCTTCTGTTAATATTTTATCTATTTTTTTATTTAATCTGTTTCTCTTCTTAGTCTCTAAACCCTTTTCTATTGATTCTTTGAATAACTTCTTACCGTACATACCGTTAAGTTCCCCCGGGCGCCCGATCTTACTCCTATGTTCTGAGGTGAACGTGCGTCCGGTATTTGTTACACTCTGTTTCTGTTTAGATTCTTCTGTACGGCTTTTACCTTTACGTACTAACGACATATTTGTACGATGTTCGTCTGATCTCTTTAGACCGAAACTAGGACTTAACTCCCCTTTTTTACCGTACATGGGGTTGTTCTCTCCTGACCAAAGTATGCTCTTTATCTTGGCACCTTCTTTTTTTATATTTTCAAATATCCTACCGGTTACTTTGTAACGCTTATGCTTATCGTTTTCTCGGTACAGCATACAAGAAAAAGCATTCCATAATTTATATTTGTACTTTGGATCATCAACCATTTTAGTGAGTAACCAATGACATATGAAATGCTCTCTTGCTGTTAAACGAACAATATTAGCTGCTTCATCGGACCCTCCCATGCATCTAGGTATAATGTGATGTCTTTCCGTATACCCATCATAGGTTTCCCGTGTTTTGTTAACAAGGTCAAGGTACCATTTTTTATATTTGTTATCACTGAACATATTATATTTATCATAATATTCAGGATCATGTGGAATTGAATAAATATTCATGCTGATTGCTCCTTATTAGCAGTTAGAGTAGTTGGGATTGTCCAGATCCGCGAACTACACTTTTATTTAGTCCAAACATGATATGTTTCATCCAAATGTGCCTGATCTTTCCAAACTTTCTACTGAGGAGCTAGTAGCCAAAATACATGACTTGTATAGAAAAGCCCCATTTCTCAGAGGGCATCCGGCACAGCACCAAATAAAAATGCTAATTGACCAATATACAGCAGAGCTAGAACAGAGAAGAATCCGTCCCAAAGAACAACCTTAGCAGTTGACAACACCGATATATAGTGCTACAATGTGTACTATCTTTTAAATCGAGGATTAAACATGGCTAGAACTAAAGTAGCAGTTTTGGGTGAAATCGCTAAAGACTTGAAGCCCAAAGACTTGATGGGTCTTAAAGGGCATGGCGGCGAACCAGTAATTTCAGAACAACCCAATCCTGATAAAAGATCATCAATTTTGGGCAAATCTTTCAACTGGTACAATTACTTTTGTACTAACAAAGAATCTAAACAGTTTATGGTAGATTACCTAACTATTAACGGTGATCTAGCAACTGCTAAGAAACTGAACCGTGTCGCTGACAGCAGAATTGTTGTTACATATGGTTGGTTGGCCCGTACCGCACAACGAGGTCTTGTTTTGACTGATGAAGAAAAAACAAGGCTCATGAAAGAAATCACTAGACTGATTGATGACAATCAGAAATCAGATCCAGAACCTGAAGAAGTAGTCGAAGCAAAAGAACAAGACGAAGAAACTAAAAAAGTAAACATTCAAACGGTAATGCGTGAGCGCGCCAGTGATATTTCTGGTGAACTGCAAGGTTATCTTGATGACTACATTAAAGATGGATGCAAAGCTAATGTAGACTACACATCTAAAGTTGTTAACCAGCTTTCAGAAAAGAACATTCTACCGCAACACATTTCTATCGTAGTCGAACCATGGACTAAAGTTAAAGAAGAAATGATTGAGGTTCAGAAAGGTGAAGACGAACAACTTGTTGAAGGTTACTCTCACCTAACCAAAATTCAAGTAAGAAATATTATCAAATTTGTAGACCAAATTATCGGTAATATCAACTCTTATGTAACACTAAAGCAAACTACTAAAGCTAAACGTGTTCGCAAGCCTATCTCAGTAGAAAAGCAAGTTTCCAAACTAAAATACTTGCGTAAGTTTGTTGACGAAAAAGCAAAACTAAACTTGGTTAGTGTTGAACCTACTAAGCTTCACAACTCAACAGAAGCTTGGGTATATGACACAGCCAAACGTAAACTTTACCACTATATCGCTGACGAAATGAGCAAGTGCTTAATCGTCAAGGGCAACACACTATTGGGCTTTGACGCAAAAGAAAGCGAAGCTAAGATTCTTCGTAGGCCCGAAGAACAGATAAAACAAGTTATGGGAAGTAAGCCAGCAGCTAGAAAGTTCTTCAAAGAAATTAAAGCTGTAGCTACACAACCCAACGGCAGATTCAATGCCAACATGATCATATTAAAAGCATTTTGAGTATTAAATCAGCAAATTCTCCTTTAATGTGATAAATACTTTAAAGGAGATGATTTAATGATGAAGGAAATAATTGAAGTATTGGAAAGATTAAAATATAAAGGAAATTTTGTTTCTGCACTGAAGAACAAAGGTCTATGGAATGAAATACTAGTAAACACACCTGACACGGTTAGTGATGTCGAGAGGGTATATCTTTATTTGAACTCTAACACTACTATACATTGTGACGGTGGTTACTTAAAGAAGTATTTAGGACTAACTCGTGGATATAGTGTTTACTGTAATGTGACTAACAATTGTAGCAAGTGTACTAATAATAGACTTGCTGCCGTTAAACAAGGTGTTATAAACAAGTACGGCGTAGACAACATAGGCAAGTTGCCGGCAGCTATAGAAGCCAGAGAAAAATTTTGGTCTAATACTGAAGCAATTGCTTCCGCAAAAGAAAAAAGAGTGAAAACTAATCAAGAAGTTTACGGGTGCGATAACCCTGCTCAATCTGATGTAGTTAAGAATAAAATGAAGGATACTTTTATAAAGAACTACGGCACAGATAATCCATCTAAAGTAGAGCATATAAAAACATTAAAAAAAGAAACTACAAGAAAAAACTATGGTGTGGATCACCCCGGTCAATCAGATATTGTTAAGAACCGTAGAACAGTCACTAATCTACAACGATACGGTGTTGAGTTTCCTACACAAAATGAAGAAGTAAAGAAAAGAGTTATTGCCACTAAAATAAATAATGGCTCGTTCAGTAGAAGTAATTCCTCATCTGAGGCTACAGAATATTTTAGGAAATATATTGATTCTAAAGGTTATGATATAACTCAAGTAGCGTTTGCCGATCCTGATAACGGCCTGCATGAATGGGGTTACTATTTTGATCGTTGGTACTTATATGACTTTGTTGCTTTTCAATTAGGACACAGGGGAGATCATACAAAGATCATAGAAATAATTGAATATCATGGACCCTTTCATTATAATGAAAGTGATAATTTAGATAAAGATAGTAAGGCATACCCCTGGAAAAATAATAATACTACGATCAGAGAAGCAATAGAAAAAGATAGAAAAAAAGAAGAAGCAGCAAGAAAATATTTAACAGAGAATTACACTGTAGTGTGGTCAGAAAAATATCATAATAGAGGAAAACAATGAAAGAAATAAATTTAGAAAATTATAAAAAATTTGTTGATACATTAACTTCAATCCCGAGTAAGGATTTTGAAAAATATATTGACAGACTTCATGAGTTGAAAGAGGCTGGTTGTAACATTGAGCGACTTGATACTGCTATTTCGGGTGCTATGGCTGAAGCAGGTGAGGCAATGGAGATTGTTAAAAAGCTAAAGTTTCAAGGCAAAGAATGGAATGAAGAGGTTAGGTATCATTTGTATAGGGAAGCCGGAGACCTGATCTTTTACTGGATTAATTTCTGTTTAGCATTGGGTTACGATCCAAACGATATTATTGCTGAAAATGTAAAGAAGCTTGAAGCTAGATATCCTGGTGGCCAGTTCGACCCTTACTACTCTGAGAACAGAAAAGAGGGCGATCTGTAATGCGAAAATGGGATGACGAACTTTACTTGTTCACTCCAGAAGAACTTGATAGGATACCCGACGGCACAGTCTTAACTTGTATTGATACAGAGAATTATGTTAAAGGTAAAGATCATTTAGATGATGACACTAGGTTTGGATACACTGCATATGGTGTAAAAGATCCTTGGAATCATCCCCTTAAAGATTTGTTTTTGATATTTAAGCTTATGGAATAAATGTTTTATTTTAACGATGAAATATATTTGTTAACAGTTGATGAATTGAAATCAATTCCCGAGCATGAACGTCCTCTACTAGATAGGATTGGTGCTAGCTTTTTAATGCACGCAACATTGCACGATGGTAGTTCTAAGACATTCACTGGGTATGGGTTCAAAGACCCAATGAACCATGTGTTAGCACATAGATTTCTTGTGTTGAAGTTGATGGAATAAAGTAATACTAAGCAGGTAAATGCTGTCCATAACAGCATCCAACTCCCACCTCAATCCGTGTTGTGTGGGTACAGGAAGTGGGCCTAAGCTTGGACTGAGTAATATCAGTGGCTCCATTCACAAGACTACCCCGAACAGGGATGCCTAAAACGACCAGCCCATGTTGGTAACGTTTCTTGTGTCTTAATGGTTGACGTTGCCGGCAGATGGTAATTGCGATAGATACTGCCGGGCTGGCTAAAACTCCTCGATGAATCGCGTTTTAGCATAACAGCGAATACGGCAAACTCCCCTCGGGTTAGTGAGACATAGACAATCCTCCACTGTAATGTTTGAATTCATCGTTGCCTAAGTACCTCAAGAATGACACAGGTTTGGCCGAGTAGGTTTATATCTACTCGCCATGCCCTTAGAATAACTCTTTTCTTTCCTCTCCTAATACCAGTTATGTGATAAATACACATATTACTAGGAATATTAATCATGGCAGCAGATCCACTAAGTGTACCAACTAACGCTAACCTAACACAATTAAAAGAACAAATGTTTGAAATCATTCGCCTAAGACTAGGTGGAGACATAATCGATCTTGAAGCGGATCCTTCTCATTACGAAGCTGCTTATAATTACGCCATTTCCACATACAGACAAAGAGCACAAAATTCCACACAGGAATCTTATATTTTATTCACTGTAGAAAAGAACGTTGATACTTACACCCTTCCTAGTGAAATTATAAATGTACGATGCTTGTACCGCAGAACCGTTGGATTGGAAACAGGGCCTAGCTCAACTTCATTTGATCCTTTCTCAAGCGCGATTCTTAATACTTACTTGTTGAACTATAACTTTTCTGGTGGCTTAGCTACATACGACTTTTATGCTGGCTATGTAGAATTAGCTGCTAGAATGTTTGGTGGTTACTTAACTTATACGTTTGATCCAGTATCCAAGACACTTCGCATAGTAAGAGATTTCAAAGGATCAGGCGAGAAGATCCTTATTTGGGCGGACATCCTACGTCCCGAAACTACATTACTACAAGATCCATCGATCGGTACTTGGATACAAGATTATACTTTTGCTACGCTAAAAACAATCATTGGTGAGGCTCGTGAAAAGTTTGCTACTATAGCTGGCCCAGGTGGCGGTACTTCATTAAACGGTGCTGCAATGAAAAGTGAAGGCAAAGAAATGCAAGCACAGTTAATCGATGAACTCAAACGCTATGTGGATAATTCACAGCCACTTTCATTTGTGATCGGTTAATTATTGACTTTACTGATAGACGGCATACTGAGCATAAATAAAAGTGTAGTTCGCGGTACTGGAATACCCAACTACTCTAACGCCGTGGAGGGCATCAGCATGACTATTTATTATCTATACATAAAGACCCATAATATTACCGGATTAAAATACCTAGGTTACACTAAAAGAAAAGACCCCTATAAATATAAAGGATCAGGGGATTATTGGACAAAACACATCAACAAACACGGGTATGATGTTACCACTGAAATCTTTCAACTAAACAAGAAATAAAAGAATGGGGGTTATATTACTCTAACCTATGGAATGTAGTAGAAGAACGTGATGAAAATGGAAATAAAACTTGGGCCAATTTAAAACCTGAAGAGGGAGATGGCGGCTGGATGGTAAAACCTGGGGATCCGAATTATGTGAATCCCTTTAAGGGCCGAACTCACACTGAAGAAATAAAACAAAGATGGTCAGATTTGCGTCAAGGAAAAACCTATATACAGTTCTTGGGGCCCGAAAAGGCAGCTGCTGCAAAAGCCAAACAGTCTGTACAACGAAAAGGTAAAATACCTCATAACAAAGGTAGGTCTTTTGAAGAACTTTACGGAAAAGAACGAGCTGACGAATTACGAAAAAAGGTGGCATTGCCCGGGGAACGCAACGGATCTTATGGTAGGATGCCTTCACCTGAACAGCGGGCAAAAAAGAGTAAAGAGAAACTTGACGCTCCTAAAAAAACTTGTTATTATTGTAACAAATCAGTAGATCATATGAATTATTCGAGGTGGCACGGTGACAACTGTAAAAACAAAAGATAAATTGATAGTTGCCTTAGCCGGCTTTGCGGGATCCGGCAAAGACACAGCAGCAGAATACTTAATCAACAATCACAACTTTACTAAGCTTAGCTTTGCTGGCTCCCTTAAAGACGCTGTATCAGTTGTGTTTGGTTGGGACAGAGTTTTGTTAGAAGGTGAAACATTAGAAAGTAGACAGTGGCGTGAACAAATAGATCCATGGTGGTCTAAGCGTTTAGATATGCCTCAATTGACTCCGCGATGGGTACTACAATACTGGGGCACTGAAGTTTGTAGACAGGGCTTTCACAAAGATATTTGGGTAGCAGCATTAGAAAACAAACTTAACAAAGCTGAAGGTAATATAGTAATTACTGACGCTAGGTTTGCAAATGAACTTGACGCTATTAAAAACATGAATGGTACATTGATTAGAATAGAACGCGGTCCTAGACCTGAATGGTATGATTCAGCAGCAAGATTTAATAAAGGGTTAGAAGGATGGTTACCACCTGAAGGCGTTCATGCTAGCGAATACAGTTCAGTTGGTTTAGACTATGATTATTATCTAGATAACAACGGAACTAAAGAAGAATTATTCAACTCGCTAAATTTAATAGTCAACTTGTAAATCTCCTCTTTTCCAAGTCACTTCTTTACGCTTAACAACTTCTACGCAGTTCAAACATATGCTGCGTAGATTGTTCAAGCTTATATCAGTTAAATCTCCGTTTATGTGATACACTACCATTTGAGTAGTATACACACTTCTAAACCCACATAAGTCACAAATAGTTTTCTTTTTATACCCGCTTTTTTGCCAAAGAAAAGTTCTAGGCTTCTTTCTAGTTTTCTTTTTACCGCATTCGTGGCAGCTTGACCTATAATGGTACTTACCATTCTTGATATAGTTGATAGCACAAACTTCTTTGTTACATTTAGAACATATGGGTCTAGTCATAAAAGTATTTATTTGCCTTCGAAGGTATGGTACTTTGTCTTAAATGGATGTTTTTTCCACTATTTGATAAATAAAAGAAACGCAGTACAGGTGAGTAAACCTCAAAATATTACAACTTAAAGGAAAATTACTATGGCATTAACTAGTCCAGGCGTGCAGGTTACTATTACTGATGAATCTCAGTACTTACCAGCGCCAACAAATTCAACACCCTTTGTGCTTCTAGCAACAGCACAAAACAAACCAAATCCTGCAGGTACTGGAATTGCTTCCGGTACTACGGCAGCAAATGCTAATAAACTTTTTAGAGTAACAAGTCAGCGTGATCTTGTTAACTTATACGGAAATCCATTCTTTTATACAACCACAGATGGTACTCCTATTCAAGGTTATGAATTAAATGAATATGGGTTGTTAGCTGCGTACTCCGCGCTAGGCGCATCAAACAATATATATTGCATGAGAGCAGACATTGACTTGGCAAGCATGATTGGACAAACTTCTAGACCAATCGGTGATCCTGCAAATGGTACACTATGGCTAGACACAACTGAATCCACTTGGGGAATTTATGTATTCAACCAAACTACTGGTCAGTTTACATTACAGTCTCCTATCGTTATTACTGATAGTACATTAGTATCAGGCGGCACACCTGTCACAACTGTAGGAAACATAGGCGACTATGCAGTAATTGCTATTCCAACTTATGACGAGCCTACTAGTGCTACTGGTAAGCAGTTCTTTTATAAAACAACCAGCAACGCATGGACATTTATTGGAAGCAGCGATTGGTTATCAGATGTACCTGCAATTCAAGGATCAAACGCTCCATCTTCATTAACCGCTAATAATACATTTGATATTAGCTTAAATGATGATTCAGATGTTAGTGCATCAATTAACGTTCCTATTGCTCCGAACAATACAGTAGCAGGTGTTGCTGCTGCTATTAACGCATTAGGCTGGACTGGCGTTACTGCGTCTGTAGTAGGCGGAAAATTAAACATATATTCTGTGCAGAATGGCGATAGTTCAACATCTGCGCGATATATTACTATTGCAGCTAATACTGGTACTGTACTAGATGACCTTGGTATCGATGCAGGTGATTACAATCAACCTGCTTTATATTACGGAACATCTTCACAATTGCCTAGCTGGCAATCAGGACAAACTACTCCTAGACCTACTGGTTCTGTATGGATCAAAGTTGGCGCAGCAGGCACTGGATTGACTCCAGTAATCAGTGAGTGGAGAAGTGACCTTTCTGCATGGGAAAACAAAACTGTTAATTTAGCTACATCTGATTGGGCAGCTACTGCAAGTCTTGATTCTTCAGGCGGACAGAGTGTAGCAGCAGGCACAATTTATGTACAATATAACTTTGATAACACCTATAATAAAGGTGCAGTATATTACTGGCAAAAAGCAAACGTCGGCGAAACAGTAGTAACGGGAAGTGTTGCTAACCCAACATTCACTAACGGACCGTACACATTACTAGTTCAAACATCAGTACCGGGATCAAGTTCACTCACATCCGCGTATGTTGTTTCACTAGCAGATACTACTGACGCAGAGGATTTTGTAACTGCATGGACTGCTGCTAATATTCTTTACACTACAGCAAGTGTAAATGATGCAGGACAAATTGTACTAACTCACACAGAAGGTGGAGTAATTTTATT